CGTAAGTCAGACCTTCTTAACCTCGGCATCCTGCCAATCTTCCACGCCTAATCTAACTTAAAGGAGTAACTTCTATGGCACTTACAAAAGGTGTTAATTCATATGTTACAGCAAGTGAAGCAGATAGTTACTTCGAAGATAGAATGGACGCGGCGGCTTGGGCGATAATGGGCGACGAAATGAAAGAACAGGCTTTAGTTACAGCAACTCGGATGTTAGATCAGAAGAGTTGGCACGGTTCTGCAGTTGATGCAGACCAAGCTTTAGCCTTTCCGCGACAGGGATCCTACAGGGATTCCTCTCGTGGTGTTTCATCCTCCTTTACATCAACGTACACATTTGTGTCCACTGATGAAACGGATACCAACCTGAAACGAGACATCCGTCAATTGCGGTCGGCGTGCTACGAACTAGCATACCACTTAGCAAATAACGATGGATTGTTGGATTCTAGTGGTTCGATCAAGGATATCAAGGTAGGTCCAATTGAGTTGAAAGACGTCAAAGAGACCTCCAAGAATCCAGCGGCAGTAAGCCAGCTGATCAAACCAATGATCCAAGGTTCAGGAAGGAACTGGGAGGGGTATTAATTATGTCTCTACGTAAAAAAATAGAACAAGCAGTAGATAAAGCATTTAACGCAGTCGGCGACATAGCAGAGAAAATCACGCTACAAGCATCGACTAAGGGTTCTTACGACTTTGCAACTGGACAGGCATCAGCCACTATTACATCCACGACTATAGATGCTATAGTTATGAGTGTAGAGCAGAAGCCAGACGCAGAAGAAATACTAGCTCCTCGGAAAGAGGTCTATGTAAAAGAGAAGGAACTCTCTAACCCTGCTTTATATGATACTATCGTTATAAACGAAGTCAATCATACCATAATTAACTTTACCCATTCACCGGGTTTGATAACACTACTAGTGACGGAGGGATAACATGGCTAAATTTACTGACATCTTAACTGATGTTGAAAGTCAATTCGCGACTGCTTTGTGGAACAATACAGGCATTAGCGCATACCCAACTAACTATATGGTTCCGGCAAGTAAAGAAGAATTTGTTAAAATAGAAATACTACCACTGAGTGGTAATAGCGATTATAGCAGATTCGGAATTACAGGCCAAATCATAATTCAAGTCTACATTAAAGCAAACCAAGGCTCTAAGCGTCTCATGGAAATTGCAGATGTACTAGATACACTTCTACAGAATAAACACCTAGGTACAGGTACTCAGACTCAAGAGAGTTCGCTATCTGTCTTGGGAATCGATCGAGATAACCCTGAGTTGTACCGAGGCGATTATACTGTAGACTTCAACTACTTTAACTAAATTAACTATTGAGGTTAACAACAATGGCACATATCACTTCTATCGGTGCGTCAAAGTTCACTACTTTGGACTACGTGGCTAACACCGCACAAAACGCTAACAGCACTGCCGCTGACTTGCACGGTTTATTCGTAAGCAACAGCGCAACTATCTTAGCAACTCAAACTGCAACTGACGAAACTCTCGAAGCCGCAGTTAAGCACGTTGGTAACATCCGTGAATTCCCTTCTTTGGGAACTCCAGCTAACATCGTAAACGTTCCTGTTTACGGACAAGCTACAAGCTCACAGGTTTCTGGCCAGTCTGACGCTCCTTCTTTGGAGTTCACTCTGAACTACGTTCCTGCTGATCACGCTGAACTAGACGTACTGCGTAAAAGCGCCGCTCGTCTTTGCTTCCGTGTACGTATCGCTGACGCGAACATCACTACTGATGCTTCTGGCATCCTTACTGCTGACAACGCTGACAAATTTGCTGATTTCTACTTCTTCGGCACTGTAGCATCTTTCGAGATCGCTCCTTCTTTGTCTGACAGCCTACAGGCTACTATTGCTGTAACTATCGAAGGCGACTTTAACGGTCCTTTCGCTTTGGTTGCTGACTCTAGCACTTCTACTTACGCGCTTCCTGCTTAATTAGAAATAGTAAATTAGAAACGGTGGTTCTTCGGAGCCACCTGATCTTTTCAATAACATAATTCGGAGACTATAATGGATAGTAAGAAGCCACCTTTTGATAAAGGTTTTGTTTTACAAACCACTTTACGCAATATGAAGAAAGACATCGATTTCTCTTCTCGTAAAACGTTTGATCGTTTTAAAGACTTTTCAGATACTACAAGTGAAACAGATGTTGAAAAGCGCACAGAGATATTTGAGACCCTCGATGTATTAAACAAGATGCACAAACTACTTGATGATTTTCAAGATAACAACAAACACTTATTCGATAATAAAAAGGATTAATAAAATGAAACAGCACCTAGGTAAAATTCAAACTAAAACCGTTCCATTCATGGATGGAGACGTAGAAATTAAAACTCTTACAGTTGGCCAAGCTAAGTTAATCGAAGCTGAAACTAAAGCTATGCAAGCTATGCCTACTGAAGATCAAGATCAACTTGCACTATTGCGATCGGTTATTCGTATTGCTGTTGTAGATGCAGAAGAACTAACTGACGAAGAGATGGATTCTTTTCCAGTAGCAGAGTTGACTAAACTTTCTGAAGCCATTATGGGTATCGGCGATGACGAGGGAAACGCTTAAGCGAGAAAGAACTATTTATTTTTGATCTCGCGTTCCACCTCAAAATCCCTGTCTACCAGATAGAGCAGGAGATGCCAGCTTCAGAATTAAGAAAATGGACAGAATACTTAGAAGCACGACCTATCGGTTGGAGAGAAGATCAACGAACCTCCCTGATGATGAATGCTCAAGGTGTTAAGAAATCGGGGCATGAAATTTTCCCTTCACTAGCGGCACTGCAGAAATGGCAGGACCAAAGAGAAGACGAAGATGTTATGCGTCAAACATTAAGCAAATCTGTTTTCGGTGCTTTACTGGAATCGGCTAACAAAAAATAGGAGAGTAGCATGGCAGTACGAGTCAGTGTGACCCTAAAGGGTGTCAAAGAGACCTTTCGTGGGCTAGACCAAGAAACTACTAAGCTAGTAAATAGCGCACAGCGTATTGCCGCTTTCCAATCTATAGCTGACTTACAGTTTAAGACTCCAGTAGATCAAGGACGCGCAAGATCCAGTTGGTTACTCACTAAGAGTAGCGGACAGGTATTTGATAGCGGCACTGGGAGGCAACCTATCGCCCCTCTTGGTCCTATACCTAATACTACTATTGAATCGTTGTATATTACTAATGGTACACCCTATATTCAGGATCTTAATGCAGGATCTTCTTTGCAAGCACCTCCACGCTTCATTGAATCTACTGTGTCCAAATATTTTAAGACGAAAGGCTCTTTTGTCAAAATTATTTAACATAACCCAGCCCCCGTCAATTTTGATAGGGGCTATTTTTTGAGGACTTTTAAATGGCATTACAAATTGAAGTACAAAGTAATACCAGACAAGCCCGTTCAGACCTCGCTAGGTTAAATAAATCGGTAGATAATATCTCTACTACTACAACTAATATGGCAAACAAGTTACAAAAATCTGTAACTATCTTAACGGCTGGTATAGCTGGTTTAGTCGCCGCCAAAGGCTTAGTAAAAATTACTGACCAATTTACTTTGGTTGAGAACAGGATTGCTCTCGTAACAGGTAGAACTAAAGAACTAAACAAAACATTTAAAGAATTACAAGAAGTATCTATTCGATCTCGTGGTTCACTGGAAGGCATTGCTGACCTGTATAACCGAATCGGTAGATCTACTAAGAGTCTAGGTGTAAGTAACCAAGACGTAATTAAAGTAACTGAGACCATCCAGAAGGCAATCGTTATCTCTGGTGCTGGACGTGAATCCGCTAATGCGGCTATTGTACAGTTAGGTCAGGGCCTTGCCGCTGGTGCGTTGCGAGGACAAGAATTAAACTCTGTTATGGAGCAGACACCACGAGTTGCGGCGGCTATTGCGGCAGAACTTAATGTAGGAGTTGGTGGTCTACGTAAATTAGCAGAGCAAGGAAAGATTACTTCTGAAGTAGTTGTTAAGGCTTTTACCTCTCAACGAGAAATTATTGAGCAGGAATTTGAAGCAGTTAACGCTACTGTAGGAGAAGGCTTTTCTCAGGTAGGCCAAGGTGCCGCACTGATGACTCGTGAGTTCATCGCTGGTACTGGTGCCGCTGACAGCTTCGCTCAGAAATTATTAACACTAGGAGCATCGTTAACTCGAAACGCTCCAGCCGCAAGAGAACTTGGTGAAGCAATAAATAAGTTTCTCTATGCGCCTGCACCTAAAGATGGTATCTTCGGAAACCTCTTTATGACTGCAGAATCACAAATGTCAGGCTTTCAATTACTCCTTAATGATCTAGGGATCTACAAGGCTATTGACAGCTTCAAAGAACTAATTAACGTTGTTACTGAACTTGCTGATGACTTAGGTGATAAGGCATTAAGGAAAGTAGAAGCGTTCACTCAAGGCGTAAATGACGCTTTCTTCTGGGTGATGGATAAGGTAGTGGGTAACTCTTGGTGGCCCGATCTTGTTGATGGTGTAGTTAACTATACTGACAACTTGGTTAAGGCTCTATTTAAGGTAGATGACTTCACTGCTAAAGTATCTAAATCATTCAAGAAAGCACTTAACGTAGTATTAGACGATGCTGACTCTCTTAAGAGTAAAGTACAAGACGGTTTAGCTGTAGCATTCACAGGATTGTCACTAGGCCTCTCTGGTGCGTCTGCAGGCGGTCTTGGTATTGCGGCAGGTCTTACTTCTGAACTTTCTAAAGGTTCAGACTACATACGTTCAGAGTACCCTAAAGCATATGATTTCGCGGCATCAGCGGCGGCTTTAGCTTTGACTACTCGTATTGGCGCTTTGAAGTTCTTATCATTACCATTAGCATTAGGGTCAGCTTTAGCGGCAGGTCTTGAAGCAAACACATTAATAACTGGTATCGAAGAATTAGCACGTACTATCTCTAACTCTATAGGTAGAGCATTTGGTGCAGTAATAGCTAACTTGCCCTCTATTATCATTGGTGGCATAGCGGCGGCTATATCAAACATCGGACAAATCGGTTCTGCTTTATTAGATGAGCTTGGTATAATCGGAGACGTATTAGGGTCTATTCCTTTTGCTTCAACTATTGTTGGTTCGCTTACAGCGGCTTTCGTAGTGTTTAACTGGGGAGGCTCTCTCTTCGGTGGAGCATTTAAGACTGCAGTAGTTAGCGCAGGTAACTTCCTATTGAAGTCAATGGGTTCTGCTAGACTAGCTGAAGAGTTCCTGAGCATAGGTGCCATCGGTACTACCGTGTTTAATAAACTTAAAACAGTAGCAGTAGCTTCTGGCTTAGCAATTCAATCTGCTTTTGCTGGACAAACTACTATATCAGGAATGATAGCGGTAGTTTCTACTTTGTCAAAAGAGTTTCTTGTTTTAGCATCAGCGGTACTTACAAACGTCAAAGCTTTTATACTTAACAACGCGGCAATGATAGCCACTCGTGGGCTAGCTATAGTTGCGGCCATAGCAAATGGTGTACTTACGGCTAGCTTCCTAACTCTTGCAGGTGTTACGGCAGTAGTAGCTAACTTCGCTAGAGTAATGTGGATTGCTATCTCAGGACCTCTTGCTCCCTTTATGATTGGTTTATTAGCCCTAATTGCTCTCTTCACCTCAACAGGTGCGGCGGCAGATGGAGCGGCTAATGAATTTGATAAGGTAGAAAGAAAAGCTAGCAACACAAGAAACAAGCTTGCTAATTTGTTTGGCTTTGGTATTGATCTAAATATCAACGTTATGCCTACTCCTAAATCGGTAGAAGAAACATTTACTGCAGTTGAAGAAGCTAACGAAAAGAGTTTGTACAGGGTTAGACGTCAGCTAGAAGGTAGCTATTGGTTTGATTGGATGAACGATGTTTCTACTTCGTTACAGATCCTGTTTACTGGTGCTTTTACTAACGTTATAAACAACTGGAAAGGCATCCTTAATGGATTCATTAGTTTCTTTAATGATACTTTCGGTGCTGATCTTGAATTCTTTGTGTTAGAAAGCAGAAACGCTATTGAACAAATGCTAGACAACATCGACCCTGAGTTACGTATTCAACTAAAGGTAGATGCAGATGACCTAGAAGAGTTCACAGATGCAGAAACCCGTGGTATGCTTGACTCTACTTTAGAAACTATGAGTCAACTAAGGGCAGAAATTGCAGATGCCTCAAACGGTATAGCATTTGGATTTGGCGTAGATGAAGAAGCTATAGCTACATTAAACCGCCAGCTAGAAGTACAAGAGCGCAGATTAAAATCAGTAACTAACGCTTTGACTCGTCAGGTAAACGCAGGTAAGAATCTTAAAGGTCTTGAAAACTCTTATAAAGTACTTAATGATCGTCTTAAAGAAAGCACTACTCTTTTAGGTGAGCAATTTGTAGAAGGTAAGAAGTTTTCAGACATTGCAAGACTTACTGCGGCTGAACAAGAGAAATATACCCAAGCAGTTGCTAAGTCACAAGATATCAATGGTAACATACAAGGTATCATGGCTAATATGCAACTTACTGATGCGGCTAGGAAAGATCTTCTTGCTGAACAATTAGCCCTCTTAGATGAGCAAGGCTATGTAATCAGCCAGATAGGTACTGACCTAGAAAAGTTCTCTAGTTTTGATTTAGCTACCTCTTTAGGCTTAGACGCTAACTTGATAGGTAAACTAACTGATACAGTGCTTGACAAGATAACTACGAAGCAACAAGAGATTGTAGACAAAGAAAGAGAGATCGCTGAGATAAGAAGAAAAGGTGGTGATCTTGAAGGTCTTGATAAAGCACAAAGAGACTTAACTAACCTCGAAAGAGAAGGCGATGTTTTAGTTGAAGGTGCAGAGAGAAGTTTGCTATCTATGTTTGATAAGCTAACTGGAGATCTTGCTGGCTCAGATATTGCTATATCTGCTAGTGAGTTCCTTGATCTAGGACCTGAGTTGCAAACTCGTATTACTGAGTACGCAACTAAGCTTAGAAATCTAAACCTTCAAATAGCTAGTGCTCTCGGAGACCCTGCCACTCTATCAAAACTTGAAAAAGATAAAGCAGGTTTACAAGAGCAGTTTGGTGATGCACTAAATATCGATATTGACTTTTCTCAATTAGATAACTTTGGTAAAGCACTAGCCCCCTTCCGTGACTTAGGTATTAACTTTAACGCTGATGATTTCTCTAACTTAGGTAAAACTTTTAGTGCAGAGATAATCGCTCAGGCAAAGTTGCTTAATGACGAAAGAAAGGTACTGGCTGATCAACACTTTGCTGATACTGTAGAAGGTGAGGAATCTCGTATTACTGCGGTTGCTACTTTTAACAAGAAACTATTTGATCTTGAAGAAGCTACTCGTAAGGCAAGAGAAGATGCTCTCCTAGGAAAACAAACCGCTGAGACTTTAGGTAGCGGCTTTGGTAAGTCTATCGTAGATGCCATGACTGGCAAGGCAGACTTCGGTGAGTCAATGGCATCCCTGATTACAGGTAAACTAGAACAAGGTTTACAGGATCGGATTGCTAGCTTCGCTGAAGGTTTCTTAGACTCGTTCTTTGAAGCATTCTCCGGTAAAGACGGTATCATGGGTGGAATTGCTGGCGCTTTGAAAGGCCCTGATAATAAAGAATCTGACGGTCTCAAAGACGCTGGCTCTAGTTTGTTTGGAGCTATTGGTGGAGGTGAAGAAGGTGGTGAAGAAGGTGGTGATCCTGCAAAGGCCGCAAAAGGTCTTGGAATGTTTACTGCTAAACTAGAAGAATCGGTAGGTGGATTAGGAAGCTGGGTTACTCAGACTCTTATGAACATCGCTCAGTTCTTTGGTTTAACTACTGCAACTGCTGCTCAAACTGCTACTGGTACTTTAGCCGCAGGTGCGTCTACCGCGCTTACTACTTCTATGGGTGCGGCAACAATAGCGGCTAACGCATTGGCGACAGCTATGGCCACCGCCGCCGCTACAAGCGTTATTGGCTTGGCTACAGGTGGTGCTGTAAGTGGTCCGGGTACTAGTACTTCTGATAGCATTATGGCTCGTCTTTCTGATGGTGAGTACGTTATCAACGCTAAGCAAACCAAGAAGCATCGAAAGTTAATTGAGGCTATCAACAAAGGCCAAGAATTGCCCGGATATGCTACAGGTGGTATTGTAGATCTTGGTGCATCTTCGCAAGCTGTAATGGCAGACGTAGCATCTAGACCCCAAGCTAGTGGTAATCAGACTACTCAAAACATAAACATTACTGGCGATATCTCAAGACAAACCAAGAAGGAAATCTTTGGTATGCTCCCACAGATAGCAGTCGGTGTTAACCAACAAAATCGAGAACAAAATAGATAAGGAGAAGAAGAATGGCGTACACTTTTCAAGGTCAAGACATAGTGGCACCATTCCGACTCTCATCTAATGAGCCTGTTTTCTCTGCGGACACTGTAAATCTCAGAGTTCGTAGAGTAAAACAAGGTGCTCAAAGATGGGAGATGGAATTCAAAGTAGTTATGCAAGACCCGTCAAGTACTTTTGCGGATATGCTAACTACTTTTCATGACGCTGTAACCTTAGAAATGCCGCAACTCAATGTCAGAGGAGAGGTTATTTCTTCTGGTACGAGCACTGGCGCTATCACTACTTTCAGTGGTGCAGAGCCAGCTGGGGATGATACTATTGCGATCTCTGGTTTAGTTACAGGCACAACAATTAACAAAGGGCGTTTCATTAAGTTTTCAAGCCATGATAAAATCTATATGGTAACCGAAACCGTAACAGGTGACGGCTCTGACTTCTTAAAAATTTATCCAAGCTTAAGACAGCAAATAACGTCAGGTGATCAGGTACTATACCGAGACAATGTTGACGCTATTACTTTCACGGCTTACAGAGACGTTGATAACACACAAGGTATTACCTACGCAGATGGAATACTGTCTGACTTAGGTACCATTAATCTCATAGAGGCATTGTAATGAAAAATACTCCAACATCAATAAAGACGGCTTTAGTCGCAGATCTAGCTATACCGTACCTTATATTGCAGATGGAGTTCGCTAGTGGTACCGTAAGATTAACCAACCTCCCTTATAACATAGTGGTTGGCGGTAAGTCATATTTAGCAGATGGGGGCCTAACTCAATTAGAGCCTCCCAAGCTTACTTCTGTTTTAGATAGAGAAGTATATAAGATTAAATTAGTGGACTTTGATGACACATATAAAGGTTACTTCGATTCAGGCGCATTAGGTACTATGGTAACAGTATCAATGGGTATCGAAGGAAATACAACAGATATAGATACTCTCTACAAAGGGCGTATTGACGGTATGACTATTGAAACGGATGTTTCTGAAGGAACAAAAGATGCTATTATAGAATGTGCATCTCCTTTTGCGGCATTAGAACGTACTAACGATAGACAAACCGATAAAAACACACAACGGAACATTGATTCTACCGACTCTTGCATGGACGCTGTATATGCGGCGGCTAAAGCAGTCGAAGTTAAGTGGGGGAAGAAATAATGATTTGGCAAATTATCGTAGCTGTTGTTGCGGCTGTATTTACATACACCTCACAGCAGAAAATGAAAAAGAGAATGGAGAGAGAAGCGGATGCCCGTAAAGGCTTTATGGCAACCGTTAAAGGAGAGCCTCGCGCCCTCCCTATTTGTTATGGACGAAACAAAGTAGGTGCAGTAGTAACTAACGTTAAAACTTCATCTACCTATACTTTCTCCGCGCCTACCTCTAG